GCACAGGAAACGCTGGTGCCGCTTTCGCCTGCGGGACAGCGCAAGGCCTTCCTGCTGATTGCCGCCGCAACGACGATATCGACTTTCGTGACTTTCGGGGTGTCGCCATCGCTGCTCGAAATACTGCGTCAGTCAGGCGCCTCGCCTGCGCTGGCGCTGCAGCTCGGTTCGGCACGCGGCGTGATCGGCATTTCCGCCCGCTTCCTGGATATGCTCCTCGGGCGTCGCGGCAATCCGATCCTCAGCGCCGCAATGGGCGTGAGCCTGATGGTCTCAAGCTTCGTGATGATGCTGCTGATCCCGCCCTCGACGCCACTGCTCGTCACCTTCATCCTGCTCTATGGCTTCGGCTCCGGTGTCATGACCGTTGCCCGCACCCTGCTCCCGCTCGCCCTGTTCTCGCCGCGCGAATTCGGGCTGCAATCAGCCCGCCTGTCGCTGCCGCAGAACCTCGCCAATGCCATCGCACCCGTCGTCTTCACGGCGATCCTCGATCGCGCCGGTGCCGGAACCGCAATCGCGACATGCGCCGCGCTCGCCGTCATCTCGCTCGGCTTCGTGCTGACGCTGGCTGCGCAGGTCAAGGCAGCGACCAGGGTATACGAACCGGCCTGAGAGATGCAGGCAGTTGCTGCGATGGGCGGGACATTTCAGGTCACCTTCCCATCTTCTTCATAAGCAGCCCACCGCTTGATCTTGGAGGAGAAACAACATGGACCGGTTCACTGGCGGTTGCCGCTGCGGCAATGTCCGCCTCGTGGCTATTGGACGCCCCTATCGGGTCGGCATTTGTCATTGTCTCGACTGCCGCAAGCATCATGGCGCACTCTTTCACGCATCCGCGATCTTTCCTCAGGATGCGGTGACGGTCGAAGGCGAGACAGGTGAGTACGACGGGCGGTTCTTCTGCCCCCGCTGCGGCTCCCCGGTTTTCGGGCGCTCCGGGGATGAGGTCGAAGTGAACCTCGGATCGCTCGATGCTCCCGACCAGTTACAGCCAACTTACGAACTCTGGACCATCCGCCGCGAGTCGTGGCTGCCGCCGTTTCCGCTGGCGAGACGATACGAAGGCGACCGCGACGCCACGAGCCGCTTCGAGGCCTAGGTTGCGTCGCTATGCAGCGGCGGCTCCGTCACAGCCCGATAGCGCAACTCGGCGACATAGAGCTTCGTCTTCGGTTCGCGGCGGCTCTGCGTCCTGAGATGCAGCAGGCTGACGAGGTGATACGCTCCAAGATCGAGCGCCACATCCTGCAGCAGGGCGTGGAGACGCGAGGCCACCAGCTGCGCCTGCCTTCGCCCACCCACGTCGAAGCAGATTTCGAGCGACACCAGATGCTCCTCGCCTCTCTCGGTCGAAGTCGAATAGTCGTTGCTGACGAGTTCGCCGATCAGCACGCAAGGAAGCTTTCGCCCGGTCACCAGCCGATCGCGGATACCGTCGTCGCCGATCATGACGAGAAGCTCTGCGTCGCCGGTCAGGCGTGCATGGATAGCCGTCAGCAGTTCATTGGCTGCGCTCATGGCTCTCGCCTCCGTTTGCCGGCGAATTACCTGCGGTATCTCTAGCTAGCCGCGCCAGGATCGCCGCCAGATCGCGGAGCGTGATCGAAAGGGCAGTGCTCATCGTAACTCTTCCTCGCAGAGGCAGCAGAGGTAGCGGCCGGTCTCATCCGGATCGCGCCAGGTGCCGATGGCAAACAGCCGATCGCCCTTGCGCAGCCGCATCCCGGCCCTGATGTCGCTGCGGAACCGCAGCCAGATACGGTGGGTCAGCGTGAAAACATCCGCGCCCGCCCGCTCCTCGCGCACTTCGCTCACCGGCTCGATCCGCGCCCACATGGAAGCAATTGCGGCAAAGGTGACGGTCGCGCCACCCTGCCCGTCCGGCGCTTCTTCCGGCGCCTCCAGGTCGAGCGCGCGGTCATCTGGCCGGGATCGAAGAAGACGGATCGCATCAGAGCCTCCGCATCAGGAACGGCGCCACCAATCGGTCGTAACCAGCGGGTACGTCTGCTGGCTGGTCCTCGACGGCGACGGCGCCCCTGAAGGCGAACATCTGGGCGACAAGCATCAGCATCGCCCGCTTCAGTGTGTCGGGCACCTCGGCACCGCTCTCGCCGAAGCCGGCGGAAAAATCGATCTCGATGCCGCTTGCGGCAATGGCAGGGTTCAAGTTTCGAGCCAGCACAGACGCGCCGGCCGGGCAGTACCGTCAAGCACATGGCCGGCCGCGGGCAAGACCACTTCCTCGCCCACCTCATCGTAAATGCTCAGGCTTTCAACCGCTTGCACCGGTCCCTTGGCAATCTGAATCACGCGATCTTCAGGTAACGATTCAAGATGGAGGCGCCAGACCTGGGTGATCAGGCAGAGGCCCGTCGTGCGCTCCGGATGCTCGCGGGCGACGCTGATCAGCGAGGCCAGCAGCGCATCTTCGCTGCCGTCATCAAGCCGCAGATGGGCCTTCACTTCCGCAAGCGTCAGCGCTTCCGCCGAAGGTGGGGTAATCAGTGCAAAAGTCATGGACGATCTTGGATTGGTTTGATGCAGGCATATTCGGCAGGCGGATACGGATAGTGGCCGCACCCGCCTTGCCCCGATCAACTCACGGCGAACTTGATGAGCTTGATCGCCTCGAAATTCTGCACTCCGCCGCCGACTCGCTTGGTTGTGTAGAAGAGCACGTAAGGCCTGGCGGAATAGGGATCGCGCAGCACGCACGCCGGTGCGGTCGACGACGAGATAGCCGGCGCGGAAGTCCCCGAAGGCGATCGACAGCGCGTTGGCCGCGATATCGGGCATGTCCTCGGCCTCGACAACAGGGAAGCCGACGAGCGAAGCCGCCTTTGGTGCACCTCGCGCGCCCGGGCCACACCCTCGGCAAGCATGCCCTCGACAAAGAGACCGCGGCTATCCTCGCGGATGGTCTTCCAGGCGCCGATCGGCTCTGCCGGGTCATGCTGGAAGAGCATGCGCACGCCGCACGCCCCGCGTTCAGCCAGCGACTTGCGGAAGGCGCCGCGCTCGATGGCATCCTTGCCGAGATCGACTTCGCCAAAGACGCTGGCATAGCCGGAGAAGCTGCCGTCGCGCTTCAGCCCCCTCAGCTCCAGATTGGCGAACTTGCGCGTATCCGCGCCCATGGGTGATCGCACCAGCGCGCGGCTTGCGGTCATGATATTCTCCTCGTTGTAAACTGTTATTCCGGCTAGCGCCCGCGCGCCGTATCGTCCGGCGAGGCGCGACAGGATGCCGAGACCCCACCAGGCACAGATGCCTGCCGCCGCCGACCCGACAGCACGACCTCAGAGGCCGAGAGGCGATCCGCCAGCGCCAGCCTTTCGGCAATCCAGATACCCGTCGGGCCGCCGAAGATCGTCCCGCAGGCAAGGCCGGTGAAGAAACGGCTCGCAGCCTCCCGTCGGCTTTTCGGCAGGAGATAGACGAGCGACACCGCTGCCCCCGCCGACGCGCCGAGCGCCCTGGTCGCCCAGAGCCCGGCATCGTTGGAAAGGTCTGTCATCGCAGGGATCCTTGGTTGGCGAAGAACGGCAGCCGACCGGCGGTCACGACTTCGCGCCGCCGTATTCGGGGTGCCGTCCTCGCACTTCAGCGAATCTTTTGAATCGCTTGGGTGCGTTTGCTCGAACATTGAGTCCAGGCGCTCAGAGTTTGATTCATGCGCCGGCGCAGGCTTTCAATACCCCACCGCCTGGCGCTTCTCCTCGTCCGTGAAGAACGCCGCGCTTCCCAACCTTGTCCATAGTTGATCGCGTTCCGCCGCAAGCCCGGCCACCTTGTCGAGATCGGACTCAAGCCGCAGGCGGTCTTCGTAATGTCCGGAGAGCCAGGCGGAAAGCGAGGCCGCGGTGCGGGTCAGCATCGGCAGCACGGTCAGCCGATGGAAGGCGTGGTTCGCCTGCTGGTAATTGGCATAGGTGTTGTCGCCGGGAATGCCGAGCAGCATCGGCGGCACGCCGAAGGCAAGCGCGATGTCGCGGGCAGCACCGTTGCGCGCCTCGACGAAATCCATGTCCTTCGGCGACAGCCC